TCTTCGAAAAATATCTCAGCGGTTTGTGGTCTTGCTACGTATTCTAAAAAGAATGTGCTCGGTGGAGCATCTTCCATACTAAACTTAGTTAATCCGTGCAAAGCGCCTTTAGATCCTCTTCCATCTGTTGTTCCTGATATATCATAACTATCACAACCAAAAGCACCTATATGTTCGTTGCCTGGCCATCTTACTCCATTCTTTAATAGTTGTCTATTTTGAATATCATAAGTAGGTGTCCAGCTTATTAAAAATCTTCCGTTTGGATTTGGTGAAAATATTACTTTAGAATCTTTAACACCATTCTCCCATTGAAAACTACCTTTTGTTAAAACATTGCTGTTTCCTAAGTCTTCATTGTAATCTATTTGTTCGTATATTTTTGCTAAATTAAATATACTATTTTTTGTTTCATCTCGAAAAGCATGTTCTTCTGTTCTTGGAAACTGTCTGTAAAATTCATTTAAAGCATCTTGATCACCTTTTAATCCTTCTACTTCATTTCCCCAATGCTCTATTACGCCTACTTCTATTTCGTCTCCCTGAGGACCGACAGTGCCTTCTTCCGGTTTGTTGAATACAGGTAAGCCATAAGAATCAATGAATCCTTCGTAGTTCCATTCCATAGGTATGAACAAAGAATAGAGTCCTGAGCGAGTCTGTCCGTTGGCGTTTCTCTTGGTAACATCTGAGCTGTTATATAGTTTTTTAAAATTGTCTCCTCCTTTGTCTAAAGCATTTGATGTTGAACCCATCATACACTTTCCAATAATTCTTGATCCTAATCGTAGCGTCGTTTTGGTGACCCTCCAGTTGTTGAGGATGTTGTTCGGCCTTTCCCATTTCCCCGATTCATCGTGGACGAGGAGTTTAAGTTTTTCCCCATCGTACGCGTTGTCACCGGTATTCTTCCAGTCGATCGTCGTGTCAAGGCCCGTGAGTGTCTCTGTGGCTTTATTCGAATCGAGTCTTCTACGGGTAAATTTGGATGCGGGTACACGATAGGCAAGTTCGGTCTTGGGTCTGTCCATCCCGTCCTGTATTGGTTTAAAGAAAAATGGGAAGTTGACAGAAATGGGTACAACCTTATCTGTGAACATCTTTTTCGCATCGGAGCCAGATTTGGACAATATCCCAAACCGTGAGTCGCTTGATATGGTTGCCATATTGACTGTCTCCCCAGACGCCATGAATGAAAAGCCTGAACGTCTATTCTTGAGATAGCACATACCATAACAACGTTTGTCTGCCTTACAAGCTTCCCAGAATATATAGAATAATCTATTTGATTCTCGAAAGTCTGGCTGCCCAACATCAATCTTGGACCACTGCAAGTACATAAAGTGAGTACCAGTAATGTAAGTATCCACACCCTTATTATTGAACCAATGACCGTTTTCTCGTTTGTTGAAATTTTCATCTATATATGTACCCCATGTGTTTTTGAACCCTTCTGGATAATCTCTCCAATCAAAAATGCTTTTTATACCTTTTAATTGCTTTGGATATTCTTCAGGTGTCCATTTGTTAGTAACTTTGCTTAATTTACCCGGTGATTTTGGTAGAGCTATTTTAAGGTTTTGTATCTTATATATTTCTCCTATTTGACCGGTCTTACTTATAACAACGACATCATGTTCTTTGTTATACCCATACGCCCATTTCTTACCTTTATTAAGCCTAGATATTGTTGTAAGCTTTATAGGTTCTATAACTTTATATAGTTCCTGGGTATACATTATTTTGATCTATTTTCAGCAAATCCACCAAAGCTAGACGTTTCAATTTCTTGCTTAGGTTTATTATTAAGGATCCTTTCCTCTTCTTCAATACGGTTAAGTATTTCGAATGCATCAAAGATTGCTAGTTTTTTAGTAGCTGCGGCGTTTTTAAGTCTGTCTGCAGAAATGTCATCATCTGAATCGACAATGTCTTCTTTAGCTACTTTTATAAGTTCCTCAACTGCTCTGTGCCCAGCCTGGATTATATTCCTCTTCGTTTCCTTGATGTTCATATTTGATTGTAATTGAATTGGTGGGAACGCGGTATAACCTCTGCCCTTCTATTATAAATTCATATTCCGAGTTTGGCCTAAATCCAATTAAGTCATCTTCTTTAAATTCTCCATTTGAGTATTTTACTATACCTATTAATGGTTTCTCAGAATCTAAAGAAAACATTTTTGTTTCTTTAATTGGCATAACAAATACAAAACCTTCTAAAGCTTTCCATTCGTTATTTCTTTTATAAGCGTATATTTGATCGGGTTGAACTAAATATATATCTTCACTTAAATAGTTTTTACTATTCTTTTCTTGGCCTCTAACGTCTCTGAATCTTCTGAATATGTTATGATGCACAATTACATCATCACCTTCTCTAAGCTCATTATATACGTTAACAAGCGGCAAGCTTAACAACTTACCTATTCTATTACTGTATTCGTGATTTTGTAAATCTGTATTAAGTAATAATGTTTGGCCTTCTATTTTTTTAACTCCAGTTGTCCTACTGCCCTTCGGCGCAACTAAATAATTAAATACGCTGTGCATCTACCATGAAAGATCATATTCCACGGATATTGACATGTTCTTGTTGAAATCCTTCCAAGGCATTAACATATCTTTTTTAGTAATGTAGATAGAGTACTTGTCTTCTTCCTCCACAATATGGGCTATAGTATGACCGCCATACACTTCCTGTCCAACAGCATAGTGCATAGCGTCATTCTTATAGTCTTTCCCAACGCTTATTTTTCTAATCGTTTGTTGGGACATCTGAAATTTCTCCTGTTTGTAAGTCGATATTAACAGATCCATGTTCTTTTTCTAACTCCGCCTGCAAGTCTGACAACTCTTTAACAACTCCTTGTAATTGAGTAATCAATCCTGCTTTGTGTCCTTCTAATCCACCAATTTGCATTTGGATTTGATTCTGCTTGTTAACAGTATCTTGCAATCCTTTTAATTGATCTTTTGAAATTGACTTTACTTCTTTTGCTTCTACGTCTAGTGTTTTTACTTCACTCATGTTGATTAAATTTAATTGTTATTTGGTTTTTGTTTATAAGGAAATGCTTTATTTAACATTTCTTTTCTGTTTTCGCAATTGCATTTGCCAGGTAGTTTATCTACTAGCTTTTTTATTCCAGTTGCTTTGGTTATTTTTTCTATGGTGTCTCCTAGTCCTTTTGATTCCATTAGCACTTCCAGTTTCTTCTAGCGATATCATTCGGGCAATCTCCATTTTTATCTGGATCTTTACACTTTTTAATACCTGCAGATCTAGCACAATAAGATTTCTTTCTTGAGCCTCCACCCGGTTGAGGTGCTTTTAGATTACCGCCAGTTTTATTATTATATGTTTTCCTTTCAGCCGCACTCATGCCTGCTGTATGGGGTTTTGTTCTTTTAGCTGGGCTCGTTAAGCAGGAGCCTTTCATTTTGTATGCCATTATTTATACAAAGGTTTTTTCATCCCGTATCCTCTTTTCTTCATAGGGGATTTAGTTTTTAATGCTAAGGTAGGTATTTCCTCATTACCTAGCCCTGAGCTTTTTATTCCAGCTGGAGTAAGTGTGCTAGCCGCTTTTACTTTCGGTCTTGGTTTTTTTACACCTCCATCTTCAATAATTGTCTTTTGCCCATCGTAAGTTGTAGATGCATCTGGTAATTCCATATTCCTAGAAGCGCTGTCAAAAGTCCCGCTTTTCCCTAAAGGATCTGAACTCATTTCAACTTGCCTTGTTCTAGCTGTCATGTTTTTACTGAAAGCATCAAGCTCATTAGTGTTTTCATTAAATTTAGACATTAATCTGTCGTATTTTTTATTGCCCACTACCTTGTCTGCTTTGTCCATACCTGCTAACCTCCTGTTAGTCTTGTCTAACTTATTTTGAGATTGACGAACATCTTTTCCAGACTTTTTAATTGATCTGCTTTGCTGTCTAACTCTCCAAGGCGACATAGCATCATTTTTATCCCTAGTTTGAGTAGGCGTGAACTCGTTTGTGTCTGTAGTTGTACCTGGTATTACTGTGTCTGGTTCGCTTTCCCCAGTGTCTACCTGATCCCTAGCTGCGTCTGGATTCTTTTTTCTCCAAGCTTTAGCTTCTGTTATCTTTTCCTCAGACATACCCTCTGCTCTTAAATCATCCCAGGATTTATTTTTAGTTATTTTTTTACCTTTAACAATCTGGTCACCAGTTGATTCTGATTTTACAACATTAACACCTACTTGCTTTAAAGGCGATCGCTTAGCGTATCCTCTTTTTTTACTCGGTGATGGAATGTCTTTAGTTTGATTATCCCCGTAAACGCCAGCTGGACCAACGCCTAATAAAGGTTCTGTTATACCTTTCTTTTGATTAAATAAACCTGAGTTTATTCTTGCCGTAATTGGCGTGTTTTTTTTTCCTTTTGTTCCCATTATAATTAGTTGTTAGTTTTATTTTTATCTATGC